AGCATGAGCGCATGAACTTCCGCCAGGCGCTCGAAGCCCTGGCGGGCCGGGCTTTGATCATCGTCCAGCAGGACCGGGGCGAGACGCGCAAGCGCCGGGCGGTCGCGATGCAAGCCGAGATCGAGGCGGCCGCGTGGCCTGAGGTGCTGATTCTGGAGCAGGCCATGGGCGAGCGGGTGTCGTACCGTGGGATCGACGCGCAGACGCGGGCGCGCTACCCCCATATTCATGCGGTCCCTAATGGGCCCGGCGAGCGCGAACGCCTGGCTGCCAAGCGCCTGGCGGTCGCCCTGTGGGCGATCTACGGGGCAAAAGCATGATGGCGACCAAGCCCCCGCCGGCGCTGGCTGATGTGACGAATATTCTCGACCGGGTGAAAACGAAGCCGGACCCAAAGCCGAAACCGCCAGAGCGCAAGCCGGCCGGGGATTGGCGGGACGGGCTGATTGTTAAGGTCGCGCCGGATGGCGGCGAGTCTCCGTTGTGCCGGGTCCACAACCTGATTCTGATCCTACAGAATGCGCCGAAATTCATGGGGCGCATAGAGTACAACGAGTTCAGCGATAGAGTGTCAATCGACCGGATAGACCTGGACGAAGTGGGACCAGTGAAGATCAAGGCCCAGTTGGAGCGGGAATGGATACAGGAAAAAGTTCCGACCTCGGATGTTCTCGACGCGATCAACGTAGTAGCGCTGGCGTCGACTTATCACCCGGTGCGCGACTATCTGTCCTCGCTGGAGTGGGACGGCACCGAGCGCATTCCATCTTTTTTCGAGGACCACTGCGACGGAAAGCGCGACCCCTATCACATGGCGGTTGCATCATCGCTGTTTGTCTCGGCCGTTGCGCGGGTGATGAAGCCCGGGTGCAAGGTTGATACGATGGTCATCCTTGAGTCAGACCAGGGGCGCGGTAAGTCTAAACTGTGGCTTGCGCTGTTCGCCCCGTGGTGCTGCGAGATTACCGCGGCGCTCAACGATAAGGACTTCTATTCTAATTTGCGCGGCGTGTGGTGCGCCGATTTCAGCGAATTGGACGCTTTCTCGCGCTCAGAGACAACGCAAGTAAAGCGCATCCTCACCGCGCAATCCGACAACTACCGGCCTCACTACGGGCGCTCAAGTAAGGCGTATCCCCGCCAGTGCGTATTCGTGGGAGGAACCAACCGGGACGATTGGCATACCGACAGCACGGGCGGGCGGCGGTTCTTGCCGGTGCGCATCTCGCATCAGATCGATATCGACGGCGTGGTGGCAAACCGCGATCAGCTTTGGGCCGAAGCTGCCAATCTGTACTTGCAGGACACTCCGTGGTGGGACATCCCGGACGCGGCAGAGCATCAAGCGGCGGCCTATCAGGGGGACCCGTGGGAGGAGCCGATTACCGACTACGTGCTGGGGCGCGATCGGGTGTCCGTCTACGACGTCCTGCTCGACTGCCTACGCATCGAGAAGGGCCAGCATAGGCGGTCTGACCAGATGCGAGTGTCCGCGATCCTGAAGCGGTCTGGGTGGGAGCGCAAGCAGGTGCCGTTCCCGAAGTGGTCCTACGTGCAAAAACGGGAATAACCAACCTAACCAACCTCTTACCAACCTATTCAACCAACCTTTTTGTTAAGGATAACAAAGGTATAACCAACCAACCAACCTTTTTTCGTTTTCCTAAAGTCTACCGCTACTCTGTGACCCCATGGCACCCCTTGCCAGGTCCTTCCGGTAGACTTTTAAGATAGGTTGGTTTAGGTTGGTTAAGGTTGGTTGGTTGGTTAGAGAGAGGAAAGATAAGGAAAAAATCACAACCAACCTACCAACCAACCAACCAACCAACCTAAGCCCGGCGCACAGAATATAAATCAATGGCCTACGAGAAAAACGACAACAGCGGCACCCTGGGGGCGAACAAAAAAGCGACCAGCGACCGCCACCCGACCCACAAAGGCCAAGCCCTGATCGACGGCGCCGACTGGTGGATCTCCGCTTGGGTGAAGACCCGCCAGTCGGACGGCTCGCGCTTCTTCTCCCTGGCCTTCGAGCCCAAGACCAGCGATCAGACCGCAGAGGAGCGCGCCGCGGCCGTGCTGGGCAAGGCCTTCGGCCTGGATGCTGACCAGGTGCTGGCGCTGGTGGGTGGCGGAACCGGCCGCCAGGCTGCACCAGCGGCCCCAGGACGCGCCGCGGACCCGGCCCAGTCCTACGGCGACTTCGGCGACGACATCCCATTCTGAGGACCCCCACGATGCACGACACTCCACGCTCACTCTCCCCCGCCGAGCGCCGCCGGCTGCTACTCGATACCGCGGCCACCGTCGCGGCCTACAAGCAGCGCGCCAAGGACGCCCAGGCCGGCGCCAAGGATGCCAAGGACGGCGCTTGTATGCGCCTGCAGTGGACCCCCAAGACCCTCGGCGTGGTGCTGGCCTACGTCGACAGCACCTCGGGCGAGCGGGCCGACATTGACGAGGCGCTGACGCTCGCTCAGCAGGCGTTGGATAGGTCGGGGATGGATGATCTGTTTGCCCCGGATGATGACGCCTTGGGGAGTCGGCGGCGCACGCTGGCTGAGGACGGCGCGAGCGCGACCCTGATCGGGACGGGGGTCGAGCCCGTCCCGATCGGGCGAGGGCGGCGGGGCGGCGGGCACTGATAACCTCCTGCGTGACCTGTCGCCACTACATCCCCAACCCGCGCGGCTGGGGCGGGCTCGGCCGGTGCGCGGTCGTCGCGCCTGCCAGCCTCCTGCCTGGCTCCTGCCTGGCTCGCTGTGGCCGCGTGGTGAGATTCTGTGTAACGTGTGGGTGGCCTCGGTAAATCATGACAAAAATAATCGCACTCAATGAACGCGGAGACCGCTGCGGAGAAGACCACCCCGCGGCAAAGATCCCAGATCGCGAGGTCGAGATTATCCGACGCCTGCGCGATGTCGGGGTGTCCTATGCCGTGTTGATGACCGCGTGGCAGATCCCGAAGTCAACCATCGCGAGCATCTGTCAGTACCGCCGCCGGGCGGTGACTCCAGTCGACTGGAAGGAGTTGGTATGAGGGACAAACAGCGGAGATTCGTCGAAGAGTATTTGAAGGACCTGAACGCGACGCAGGCAGCGATCCGGGCCGAGTATAAGGGGGACCCGAACACCGTAGGCCCAAGATTGTTGGTAAATGTTGGTGTGCAGAAAGCCATCGCAGCGCGCATGAAGGAACGCGGGCGGCGCACTGAGGTTACCCAAGACCGGGTGCTGCTGGAGTTGGCGCGGATTGCCTTCGCTGATCCCCGCAAGCTGTTCGGTGACGATGGGAAGCTGCGGACAATCAGCGAACTCGATGACGATACTGCGGCGGCGGTGGCTAGCATGGAAGTGCTGGCGGGCGGCGACGGCGCCGCAACGACGGTGAAGGTAAGACTGGTGGACAAGGGGGCCGCCCTGACCAACGCCATGCGGCACCTGGGCATGTTCGCCAAGGACGTGCTGAATGTGAACGTCACCGACGCTCTTGCTGAGCGACTGGCCAGGGCCAGGGGCCGTGATGGCGGCTGATCCCTACGCAGAAGTGCTCGCGCTGGCGGCTAAGTGCGACCAGGACCCGGGGCGCTGGGTGCGGCTCGCGTTCGACTGGGGGCACGGGGAGTTGGCTGGGTGCGCCGGTCCGCGCCAGTGGCAGGCCGAGGTGCTTGGGGCCATCGGCGCCCACCTCCAGTGTCCGCAGACGCGACACCAGCCGTTGATGATCGCGTGTGCGAGTGGTCACGATATCGGTAAATCCGCGTGCATCGGGATGATCGTCAATTGGGCGCTATCGACCTGCGAAGATTGCCGCATCATCCTCACCGCAAATACAGACACCCAGTTGCGGACCAAGACCAGTCCTGAGGTTGGCAAGTGGTCGCGATTGTCGCTCACGGCGTCATGGTTCGACGCGCAGGCAACCAGTATCGCCAGTCGCGACAAGGAACACAGTAAGACATGGCGCGCTGACTTGGTGCCATGGTCGGAAAACAATACCGAAGCGTTTGCGGGACTGCACAACAAGGGTAAGCGCATCGTCATTATCTTTGACGAGGCGTCGGCGATCTCGGATAGAGTGTGGGAGGTGGCGGAAGGCGCGCTTCTTGATGAGGATACTGAGATACTGTGGATTGCATTTGGTAATCCAACGCGAAATAGCGGCAGGTTTCGCGAATGCTTCAGAAAATTCAAACACAGATGGAATGCTCGGCAGATCGACAGTAGAGCGGTAGAGGGCACAAATAAGGATAAGATCGCGCAGTGGTCAGAGGACTACGGCGAGGAATCAGACTTCTTCAAGGTCCGCGTGCGCGGGATGTTCCCCTCGTTGTCGAGTCGACAGTTCATCTCCGATACTGACGTGGCGAAGGCTTACGGGCGCATCCTCAAGCCTGAGCAATACTCCTTCGCCCCGAAGGTGCTCACCGTCGACCCCGCGTGGGAAGGTGATGACGAGTTCGTCATCGGGTTACGGCAGGGCCTCGTCTTCAGAATCCTCGAGCGGTTCGGGAAAAACGACAACGACCTGATCGCGGCGGCCAAGGTCGCGCGCTGGGAAGACGCTGAACAGGCCGACGCGGTGTTTGTGGACGCGGGCTATGGGACCGGCATCGTGTCGGCCGGTCAGGGCCTGGGGCGGGACTGGATGCTGGTGTGGTTCGCCGGGGCGTCGGCCGATCCTGGGTGCCTGAACAAGCGGGCCGAAATGTGGAAGGAGATGCGCGACTGGCTCAAGACGGGCGGGTGTCTGCCGGAGGACCCGACCCTGCGCGATGAGTTACAGGCCCCGGAGACGGTGCCGCGGATCGACGGCAAGATCCAGATCGAGGCGAAGAAGGATATGAAGGCGCGCGGCGTGTCCTCGCCGAACCGGGCGGATGCCTTGGCCCTGTCCTTCGCCTTCCCGGTGTCGAAGCGCAATCCGCTGGATGCCGCCCGCTCCCACCGCGCGCGCGTCGACTACGACCCCTACGCCCGTCGCGAGTAGGTGCGCGTAGTGCCGCGCCGGAGCTGGTAGTCTCGCGCGATGATCGACTATCGCCCTGTCTCGTTCGCGGATTTCATGTCCCAGTCCTCAGCGCTCCTGCAAGATCACTGGGTTGAGGTCCGGCGCAGCGCGACCAACTACGCGCCTGATCCCATCATCGAGGTGTACCAGGCGCTGGAGGCGGATGGCAAGCTGATCGCCTTTGGTGCCTACTGCGATGGTGAGATGGTCGGCTATTCGGTGGCGATCCTGGGCAACCATCTGCATTACCGCTTCCTCTACTGCCAGCACGACGTCCTGTTCCTGCGCAAGGATCAGCGGCGCGGCGGGGTTGGTCTGCGCCTGATGCAGATTACCGAAGAGGCGGCCAAGGAAGCCGGGGCCAAGTTCATGACCTGGCACGCCAAACACGATTCGCCATTCAAGGCGCTACTGGAAAAGCGCGGGTATGGGGTCGAAGAGACGCTGTTCTGGAGGGCGCTGTAATGGCCTGGAGCGCCGCGGCTGCTGCAGTGATGGTGGCTTCCGCCGCCGCGCAACAGAAAGCGCGCCAAGATCAAGAACACGCGCAGCGCAAGCAGGCCGCAGAGGCGCAGAAAGCAGCGGAAGAAAGCGCCCGGGTGCAGGCGGCGCAAGTGTCCCAGAATGCGGCTGACGCGAAGGCGCAAGAAGTCGCGCTGCAGGCCAGGGCCGATGCTGCCCGGGCCAAGGACGAGGCGGAGCGGGCGGCGGCCGCTGCCGCTCCGAAGATCAACACGCGGTCCACCGCGGCAACAGCGCTGGATAATCAACGGGCGAATGCCAACACTCAGTCTGGCACCCTGCTCACGGGGGCTGCTGGTGTGGACCCAGAGACGCTCACGCTCGGCAAAAAGACCTTGCTGGGCGGCGGCTGATGATGCCATCAGTGCCACGTGACCGGTTGGTGACACGCTGGGGCGCGCTCAAGAGCGAGCGCGCATCCTGGATGGCGCACTGGCAAGAGATCAGTGACTACCTGTTACCGCGCTCCGGGAGGTTCTTCGCGTCGGACCGCAACCGCGGCGAGCGCCGGCATAACTCGATCTACGACAGCACGGGCACCCGGGCGTTGCGCATCCTGGCGGCGGGCATGATGTCGGGGATGACCAGCCCGGCGCGCCAATGGTTTCGTCTGACCACTGCAGACACTGATCTGATGGAGTATCAGCCGGTCAAGCTGTGGATGGATAGCGTTACGCAAATCATGCTGGCTGTGTTCAACAAATCGAATACCTACCGGTGCCTTCACACGCTATACGAAGAGCTTGGCGCGTTCGGCACTGGCGCGTCAATCGTGGTTCCCGACTTCTATAACGTCATCCATCATCATTCGCTGACCATCGGCGAGTATTGCTTGGCGACCGATTACCGTGGAAATGTCAACACCCTCTATCGCGAGTTTCAGAAGAGCGTCCATGAGTTGGTAGCGGAGTTCGGTCTGGATAAGGTCAGTTCGCAGGTACGCGCGATGTATGACCGCGGTAACCTCGATGCCTGGGTTACCGTGATTCACGCGATCGAGCCTCGTGCCGATCGCGATCCATCCCGCTCCGACGCTAAGAACATGCCGTGGCGGTCGGTCTATTTCGAGGTCGGCGCGGGCACAGATCAGTACCTGCGTGAGTCAGGGTATCGGCGCTTTCCGGCCCTGTGTCCCCGCTGGTCAGTCTCCGGCGGTGACCTCTACGGCAACAGCCCCGGAATGGAGGCGCTGGGCGACATCAAGCAGCTTCAGCACGCGCAGCTGCGCAAGGCGCAGGGGATCGACTACCAGACGAATCCACCGCTCCAGGTCCCCACCTCGCTGAAGAACCGGAACATGGAGATGTTCCCCGGCGGGATTACCTTCGTGGACGTGACTGGTTCCGGGTCTGCCATCAAGACGGCGTTCGATGTGTCCCTCAACCTCAGTCATTTACTGTCCGATATCCAGGACGTGCGCGAACGCATCCGCGGGGCCTTCTACGCCGACATCTTCTTGATGATGGAGAACCTTGACGGCACGCGCATGACGGCGACTGAGGTGGCCGAGCGGCACGAAGAGAAGCTGTTGATGCTCGGTCCGGTGCTGGAGCGGCTACAAAACGAGTTGCTGGAACCGCTCATCGATATCACCTTCGACGCGATCTTGGACGCGAACCTTGCCTTTCCTGCCCCGGACGAGTTGCGCGGTCACGAATTGAACGTTGAGATGGTATCGATGATCGCGCAGGCGCAGCGCTCCATCGGTACCAACACGATCGATCGGTTCACCGGCAGCCTGGGGGCGGTCGCGCAGATCAAGCCCGAGGTCCTGGACAAGTTTGACCCCGACGCCTGGGTAGACAGCTACGCCAGTTCGCTTGGCCTCGACCCCAAGATCATCGTTCCCGGCGACCAGGTGAAGGCGGTACGGGAACAGCGCGCACAGGCCCAGCAGGCGCAACAGCAGTCCGCGATGCTCCAACAGATGTCGGGGGCCGCGCGGAACCTGGCGGCGGCCCGCACCGATCAACCAAGCGCCTTGACCAGTATTGCCGGGGCACTGCAACAGGGACAGCAAATGTGAACAGAGGCATTGACCCATGCGATATCCGAGCACAGGAGGATGCGGCGTGCGAGGCGCGCGAACGGGAAGCCCTGGCGGCCCAGGTCGCGGAAGAGGACGTGAAGTGGCTGATGTCCAGCAAGCGCGGGCGGCGGATCGTGTGGCAATTGCTCGATACGACGGGCGTGTTTCGGTTGTCCTATACCGGTACGGTCGAGACCTATTTCCGCGAGGGGGCGCGCAATGTGGGGCTGGCGTTGCTGGCTCAAATCCATGATGCGTGCCCCGGGAGCTATGCGACGATGGTAAAGGAGCAAAAGGCATGACGGGCGAAATAACGATTCTCGGCGGCGAGTCCGGCATCCCGGCGGAAACCGATGCCGCCGCGACGACCGATCAAACTGCTGTTGGCTCCAGCGCGGCCGATCAGGCGTCCGCCGGTGCGGTGTCCGACCAGGCGTCTGCGGCTGAATCTGCACCGGCTGCCCTTCCAGGGGCGCCCGATAAGTACGTGTGGACGGCGCCGGAAGGCAAGACGCTCGATCCCCAGACGCTCGACGCCTTCGCCGTGGTCGCCAAGGATCTGAACCTGCCGCAGGATCAGGCGCAACGGGTGGTTGATGCGATGGTCCCGACGATGGCCGCCCGGCAAGCCGAGCAGTTGACGGCGACCAGCGCTCAGTGGGCGGCGCAGTCCAAGGCCGATAAGGAGTTCGGCGGCGACGCCTTCGACGCCAACATGGCGACTGCCAAACAGGCGCTGAAGGACTTCGGCACGCCGGAGCTAAACGCCCTGCTCAACGAGTCCGGCCTGGGTAATCATCCGGACGTGATCCGCTTCATGGTCCGCGCCGGCAAGGCGCTTAGCGCCGACAAGCATGTCGGCGGCCGTGCGGCTCCCGGCGCCGGCAGCGACGTAAAGTCGCTCTATCCCAACAGCAAGATGAATTGAGGTAATCGAGCATGGCAACCTTAAGTGTTGGCGCATTGACGCTCGCGGATTGGGCGAAGCGCGTCAGTCCGGACGGGTCGATCGAGACGCGGATTGCTGAAATCCTGAGTCAGCAGAACGAAATCCTGGAAGATGCGGTATTCCAGGAAGGCAACCTGCCGACCGGTCATCGGGTGGTCATCCGCACCGGGCTACCGACCGTCTATTGGCGCTCGCTCAACATGGGCGTGCCGCGCTCCAAGAGCACCACGGTGCAGGTGGATGAAGCGGTTGGGATGCTCGAAGCCTACAGCGCGGTCGACAAGGACCTGGCCGAACTGAACGGAAACACCGCGGCCTTCCGGCTGAGCGAGGATTCGGCATTCCTTGAGGCCATGAATCAGGCCCAGGCGAATACGATGTTCTACGGCAACCCGGCGAGCGATCCGCGGCAATACCTGGGGATGGCGCCGCGCTACAGCGCGATCAGCGGCGCCGGCAACGCCGCGAACATCCTGGATGCGGGCGGCACCGCGTCTGCCAACACGTCTATTTGGCTGGTACTCTGGGGCGAGAACACCGCGTTCTGCACCTTCCCCAAGGGGTCTAAGGCGGGGCTGGTCAGCGAGGACGATGGCGTACTGACCGTCTACGATGTCAACAACAACCCCTACAAGGCGTATCAGACACATTACCAGTGGAAGAACGGCATGGTGGTCAAGGACTGGCGCTATGTGGTGCGGATCGCCAACATCGACACCGCGACCTTTGCGGCCATGTCCGGCACCCAAGCCACGACGGCGGTAGCCACCAACCTCTTGCACATGATGCTGCGGGCGCTTGATCGCATCCCGAATTTCAGCATGGGGCGGCCGTCCTTTTACATGAATCGATCGGTCTACAGTCTGCTGCGGCGCATGTCCCTGGAAAAGAGCGCGAGTGCCCTGGCCCTGGAGGCGGGCGCCAACCAGTTCGGCACGCCGGTGCGCTGGACCTCCTTCGAGGGGGTTCCGCTGCGCAAGGTCGACGGTCTTCTGAATACCGAATCACGGGTGGTTTAACATGATCCAAGATGCCTTACTGCTCGTGTCTGGGGCTATCTCCAGCGCGAATGTCATCACCGGCCAGACGGTGACCGGGACCGGCAATGTCCTGTCGACCAACACCATCGATCTGTCGCAGGCGCGGGATATCGGTGAAGGTAATGATTGTTTCCTGCGTACCCAGGTCGGCACGGCGCAGGCGGGGTGCACGTCGGTCGAGTTGCAGGCGATTACCGCGGACGATGCTGCGCTCACGTCAAATGTCACGGTGATCGGCACGACGGGGGCCATCCCCTTGGCGTCACTGGTTGCTGGGGCGCGCTTCGTGGTCGATATCAATCCGCGGATCGCATCCAAGGGTCAACGCTATCTGGGCGCGCGCTACGTCATCGTCGGCACCAGCACCGCTGGCACCTTCGTAACGGATTATGGCATCGAAATCCAGGATGGCGCCAAGTCATACCCGTCTGGCTTCGCGATCATCTAAGGGGTTATTGCTATGGCGCAGTATCGCGTGAAGCAACGCAGCTTCATCAACAATGCAATCGCCGAAGAAGGCGATATCGTCGACTACGATGGGGCGGTGGCCGATAACCTGGAGCC